AAAAAGTATAGTTACATTTGTCGGGTCAATAAGACATAACAATTATAAAACACTAACAAAATGAAAAATTTAACTACAAACACAATTAATTACGGAGCATTTAATGTAATAGAAAAAAGTATTACTGTTATTGCACCATCTGGAAATGAAATAACATTAAGATGTGAAATTCAAAAAGGTGTTGCATTTGGCAAAAAATATAGTAAAATTACTTGGACAATTAAGAAAACAAACGGAGTTGGTATCGGTAATTTATCTAAAAAATCAGTTAGGTCATTCCTTTTAAACTTTTAATTAACAAAAAAAGGGGGCTAACAACCCCCATTTTATAACCTAATAAAACTAACAAAATGACAACAAAAGAATTAAAACAATTGCTAATTGATGGTCAAGATATAATGTTTGATAACGAAAAGTTTTGTGCAGAAACACAATCTGATGATTTTAAAGTTGCTCAATGTACTTTTACCAGTGCAGGAAGAATAAGTTTGCTGGATGGCTTTCAAATTAGATTTAATGGAGCATTATTTGTTTTCAAGACATTCGTTGCTTTTGAAAAAAAATTAATCAAATTAAAGCAACAATTTAGCTTGGAATTATCTGAATTATAAAAATAACTTAAAATAAATTTGTAGGTTAAATAAATTTAATTACATTTGTCCCACATTATTAATCAATCTTAAAAACACTAACAATGACAACAACACAATTACAAAAAAAAGTATCTTTCGGTTTTTCTGGCTACGGACATTACCATATAGTTATCACATTCAGAGGTAAGGTATATTCTTGCAAATCAACCAACACCAGCGCATCAGACCGCATTTCTGATGACAATGATGGAATCAATAACGATACTTATTACACTACCAAGAAACAAGCATTAATCAGTTTATTTAATGAGTGCAAACAAGCAAATAATTTAAGATAATTACTAACCCAATAACAACTAACACAATGAACGCAATCAACATCACAAAAAAAGTTTCAACTCTAACAACGTGGCAAATCGAAAAATCAAAAGAGCGTATAGAGTATGAAAGTGACAATGCAACATTCTACGTATGGAATGCAGATAACGAAATAACTGCATCAATTGAACTTGCAGATGCATTCTGGACTATGCAACTATGTGACCTTGCAGTATCTAATGACAAGCACGAAATTCAATTAGGTGGCAACAATTACATTTCGCACACATCTTTTCTATCAATGGTATTAACCGAATTTTTACACAAAAACAAATAATAACAATGGAAGCAATATATTTTGACAATGGCTCATCTGCCTTTAAGGTTACAGAAACTAACTGCATAGTAGTAACTTACTGCGAATATAACGATAAAACTATTGGTGTGCAGCCAAGAAATAGCTTTACTTATTTACTTAAGTATGGTCATAATCGTATAACTAAAGCAGAATTTGAAAATAAAGCTATGCAAGTTTTAAACGAATTACAATTATTAACAATTAATAAATAAATAAACAATTATGACAATTAAAGGCACAATTAAGCGCATAGGCGCAACAGTATCAGTTAGTGATGGAAAGTTCAGCAAACGTGAATTAGTACTGACAACCACAGACCAGTATCCGCAAATAGTATCAATTGAATTGCAACAAAAGTCCTGCTCACTTGCAGATGACCTCAAAGTAGGTCAAGACATTGAAGCTCACATCAACATTCGTGGCAGAGAGTGGACAAGTCCACAAGGTGAAGTAAAGGTATTTAATACGATTGCTTGTTGGAAAATAGATGCGAATCCGTTTACGGAGGCAGCACCAAGTAATAATCAAGAAGTACCATTTTAATAACACTTAAAAAATCTTGCAAAACACAATATTTGTTAATTATTGTAATTATTTTGGCAGGTCAATATAATTCTGTATATTTACACTATGAAATACAAAATTGGTAGTAAAGAAAGAGCAGACAAGTTAGGAATGAAAGGTAGGCAATATCTTACATTTTTAACCTGCTCTATTTGCAAGGTTAATAAATGGGTTCGCAAAGGTTATGAAGATAATTATACTTGCGTTTCTTGTGTACATCGTGAAACTATAAAAAGCAAAAATATGAACAAAGTAATTCATAAAGAATTTTGCAAATGTCACAAATGTAGAATAGGAAAAGGCTATTTTATTGGAAAAAATAATCCGATGTGGAAAGGTGGTATCAAAAATATGAAGTCTGGTTATGTTTATGAATATGTAGAGCCAGAAAGTATATTTTCTTGTATGGTTGCAAATGGAGTTGGCAGGGGATATGTTGCACAACATAGGCTTGTAATGGCAAAAAGTATTAATAGACCATTGATTAGACAAGAAACAGTACATCATAAGAATGGCATTAAAAACGACAATAGAATAGAAAATTTAGAATTATGGAATTCTAACCATAATAGTGGGCAAAGATTAGAAGACCAAATTGATTGGGCAATAAAAATACTTAAAGAAAATAATTTTATAATAACTAAAAACAACTAACAAAATGAACACACAAGTAAGCACAGTACAACCAATTAACACTACTGATATAATGAATATCAGTAAAGCATTTTACGAATCGGGAATGTTTACCGACATCAAAAGTATTGCTCAAGCAATGGTCAAAATATCCGCAGGGCAAGAAATCGGAATACCTCCATTCGCTGCAATGACTGGTATCCATATTATTCAAGGTAAACCAACCATCGGTGCTGGTCTTATAGCATCACGATTAAAAGGTAGCGGAAAGTATGACTATCGTGTTGTAGAAGCATCTGAAAAGGTTTGCTCAATTGATTTCTATCAAGGTAACACTAAAATTGGCAATAGCACATTCACTATCGAAGATGCAAAGAAAGCACTTACTAAAAATATTGACAAGTTTCCCAAGAATATGCTATTTGCAAGGTCAATTTCAAATGGTGTTAAATGGTATTGCCCCGACATCTTTAGCGGACCAGTTTATGTGCCAGAAGAGATGCAAGTAGTAACAACTGAAGAAGCTACCCACATTGAAGTTGACACAACTATTGATGAAATCATTAATGACATTCAAGTGTGCGTTTCACTTGATGAAATAAAAGCGGTTTGGAAAAAGTTAACGCTTAACCAAAAAACTGACCTCCGTGTATTGGCTGCCAAAGATGATATGAAAATCAAGTTAACACCTAAAACCGAAGCATAATGAAACTAACTATTTATCAAATCGAACAAAGCTACAATCAATTAGCAGAGGAACTTATGGAGAATGGGGGCGAGTTAACCCCCTCTCTTGAGGAGCAGTTAGCCATCACCGAAGAACAACTGCAAAACAAATCAGTTGCCTATTCGTTTGTGATTAAAGAAATGGATGCCACTATTGACATCATTGATGCTGAAATAAAGAGGTTGCAAGGATTGAAGAAGCAGCGTGAAAAGGCATCGGAATACCTAAAAGAGCGCATTAAACACGCAATGGACACATTTAACATTGAGGAAATTAAAACACCTTTGGTAAAGATTAACTTTAGGAAGTCTGAAACTGTTGAAGTGGATGATGTGAACCAACTACCATCACTTTACAAGGTGGTTAAGGTTACAGAACAAGCCGATAAGGCAGCAATTAAGGCAGCAATTAAGGATGGTGTTGATATTGCTGGTTGCAGGATAGAAACACATCGTAATTTGCAGATTAAGTAAAAAACAATTGCCCATAGCCAGTAATATAGCTATGGGCTTTATTATGACTACTCCGCAACGCTGCAACACATTGGTAAGCAAAATATTTACAATATAGAATATAAAAAAATGGTAAAATATTATTTTTTAAATTTTTCTGGTTTCAATGTGGTAAAGTGTTGCAACCTGCATAGGAGTAAGCACACATTGAGCATTCAACTTGTTGCGGATTGTTGCTATGTGTTTTATTTGTTTATTTCAATGTTTATCTTTATATTTGCAAACCGAATTTAATAATAATAGAATGATACAGATTCTAATTAATAATATTGGCAGAAATGCCAACAACAAACCACCTACCTACTTGGCTGTATCCCTTGTAAGTGGTGGTTTTGTTTTCTAATATGATAGTAACAATATACAAATCTCTAAAAGAGGTTACCAATGGATTTCAGCGTGATGTTAATTATGTTTTTGAGCGCATTCGTTCTGGTAAGTCACAAAAGCTAATTGAACAAATTCAAGCCGAAACTGATGAGGAAAAACAACAAGCATTAAAAAAAGAGTTACCTGCAATCAATTTTCAAGGTGTATTTAAGGAGCGAAATGATAAAGGCATAAAGCAATTTAGCGGTTTAATGCCATTAGACTTTGATAAGTTTAAAGATAAGGCTGAAATGACTGCTTTAATGGACTCTTTAAAAGATAATGAGTATGTGTTCGCAATGTTTATTTCGCCACGTGGCAATGGCTTTAAATTGATAATTAAGATACCTTTAGATGGTGCATTAAACTACAAAGGTTATTTTGATTCATTAAAGAACTATTTTGATTCTGATTATTTCGATGCAAGTAGTAGTAACATTAGTAGGTTGTGCTACGAAAGCTATGACCCAAACATCTACATCAATCCAAAGGCATTAATCTATAACGAAGTTGAAGAACCAGAGTATAGTGACATAGGCACTGTTACACCAATCTTTGCAATCAATAGTGATAATCGTATTATTTCAAACTTACTTACTTGGTGGAAGAAGAAATATGGCAACACTAAAGGTAGTAGGAATACAAACCTTTTCAAGTTAGCAATGGCATTAAACTGCTTTGGCATTGATAAGCACGAAGCATTGAACGTACTAAACGAATTTCAAGAAAGTGACTTTACACTATCTGAAATTGAAACCTTATGCAAATCTGCCTATAAAAAGTCAGAGGTTCACGGAACAAGATTTTTTGAGGACAATGCCATTAAGTTTAAGATTGAGAAACAAGTTAGGCAGGGAAAAACTGCAAAAGAAATTATTAAACTATTGCCAGATGTTGACCCTAAAAAAATTGATGAGGCATCAGAAACAATTAGAGAGAATATTGACATTGAAGACTACTGGTCATTCGATGACAAAGGCAAATTTAAACTTTCTCCTCATAAGTATAAGTTTTGGCTTGAGAATAACAACTTTAGCAAATTCTTTCCAACAGAAAGCAAAACATTTACGTTCATTCAGATAGACCAAAACCAAGTGGAGGAAACTAATGAGAAAAGAATAAAGGATTATGTCCTCAATAATTTAATGGAGCGTAAAGACATAGGCTATTCACCTTATGATTCAATGGCATCTTCAACCAAAGCATTTAACATTGATTTTCTTGGTTTACTTGCAAGTGCTAACATTAAGATTAAAGAAGACACTCAAGATGAGATATTTCTTTACTACAAAAATTGCGTAGTTAAAATCACCAAAGATAGCTTTGAAACTATTGACTACCTTGATGTTGATGGTTACGTTTGGAAGAACCAGATTATTGATAGAGATTTTGCAATTAAAGACCATCACAATAGCGAATACAGAAGTTTTATCTGGTATATTGCTGGAGAGAACAAACAGAAGTATAACACCTTTAAATCAGTAATAGGCTACCTTATGCACTCTTTTAAGACCTCTGCTAACAACAAAGCAGTAATTTTAAACGATAGTGTTATAAGTGAGAACCCTAATGGAGGAAGCGGTAAAGGCTTATTTTGCAATGCTTTAAGTCACTTGAAAAAGGTTAGTAGTATTGATGGAAAGACCTTTGATTTTAATAAGTCATTCCCTTATCAAACTGTTTCAACTGATTGCCAATTGTTAGTTTTTGATGATGTTAAAAAGAACTTTGATTTTGAGAGGTTATTCTCTTTAATTACTGAAGGAATAACAATTGAGTATAAAGGGCAGGATGCAATTAAATTACCAGTACAGAAGTCACCGAAAATTATAATAACTACTAACTACACAGTAGGTGGTGTTGGTGGTTCATTTGAGCGCAGAAAGTTTGAGGTTGAACTATCTGATTACTTTAATGCTGGTAACACACCATTGATGAAGTTTGGCAAATTGCTTTTCGATGAGTGGGATGATGATGAGTGGAGCAGATTTGACAATTATATGATTCAATGCGCCCAGTACTATTTAAACAAAGGTTTGGTTTCTGCTGAATTTGGAAACATTCACACACGCAAATTTATCAAGAACACATCATTTGAATTCTACGAATGGACAAAGACACACGAAGTTTTCTCATTTAACGATAGGCTTTCAAAACGTGATAAATACAACGAATTTCTTGAGGAGTATCAAGACTTTAAGAAGTGGTTAAGTCAAAAGAAATTCAAACAATGGCTTGAAAACTATTGCACATTTTATGGCTACAACTACGCTGAAGGCAATTCAACCCCTATAGGCAGATGGTTTACCATTGAGAATGAATCTCAAATGTGGGAAGATTTAAGAAATGAAGAAAAACCAAATTTTCAATGATACAATTAAGAGATTACCAAAACAAACTTGTAGATGAGGTTAGAAAATCATTTACCAATGGCAAAAAAAGAGTGATACTTTGCGCCCCAACTGGCTCTGGAAAAACTGTGATGTTTACTTACATCGTTAAAAATGCAATCGAAAAAGGTGGCAGGGTGCTGATATTTACCCATCGTACAGAATTGCTCAAGCAATCCTCCAAAACTTTTGCAAATTTTGGTCTAACACCAGAGTTAATAAATGCCAATTCAACACCAGACCTTTCACTATCTCTTCACGTTTCAATGGTCGAAACATTCAACCGAAGAATTGAAGACTACCTACTTTTTTTGCAGTCAAGAACATTGATTATAATTGATGAGGCACACCTTGAGAGTTTCACTAAATTGCTACCTTATTTTTCGCCACAAACGTATGTGATAGGTGCTACTGCAACACCATATCGAAAAGGCAAACAGAATTCATTAAGTGATTTCTACACCGATATGATTCAAAATGTTGACACACCAGACCTCATCAGAGATGGTTACCTTTCCGATAGTATCACTTACGGAGTTAACATTGATATGAAGAACTTAAAGAAAAAAGGTGATGACTATGACACGGAAAAATATTATGAAGAAAACAAAACTTACGAAGGAGTTGTTGCTAATTACATTAGGCTTACACCAAACAAAAAGGCTATTGTTTTTGCATCTAATGTCAATTCTTCAAAGCAGGTTTGCTTTCAATTTAATTGCAATGGCATCAAAGCAAAGCATATTGATGGGAATACTCCAGATGCTGAAAGGGTAAACATTCTTGAGTGGTTTGCAAACACACCTAACGCAGTAATTTGCAATTGCGGAATTCTTAACGCTGGATATGACCAACCAGATATCGAAGTAGTTATACTTTATAGAGCCACAACATCACTACCTTTATTCTTGCAGATGTGTGGAAGAGGCAGCAGAGTAACACCAACGAAAAATAAGTTTACTATTCTTGACTTTGGAAACAATGTTTCAAGACACGGATATTGGGAAGCACATAGATACTGGAGTTTGGAAAAGAAAGTAAGCGAAAAGAAAAAGGCAGAACTAATGAAGTCCTGCAAACAATGTGAAGCACTTATTCCTATTCGTTCAGTAGAATGCAAGTTTTGTGGTTATGTTTACAAACCGAAAACAAGAACGCAAAACGAAATGGCAGAATTAGTACTTTTGCCAAAGCCAAAATTAAATTCTATAGCAATGAAAAGAAATAATATAGAGAGAGTAGAAATGTGCAAGGCTGGTCTTGTTAAACCAGCATACATTCTACATCAAATGACTGATATTGATGATGCAATGGAGTTTATTGGCTTAATGGGTTACAAAAAAGGTTGGTTACATTTTAATAGACAAAGATTCAATGTGTTCAGAAGATAAACTACACCAAGATTGCTACGTTTGGTTTCACAACACCTATCCACATTTGCGTGGGCTGCTATGCTACAACCTCAATAATTCAAAAAACAGAATTGATGGTTCAAGAAACAAGGCTAAAGGTTTAATAGCAGGGCGAAGTGATATGGTGCTTTACTACAATAGCAATGCTTTTATGATTGAGTTTAAAACATCAGATGGGTCGCAATCAGCAGGGCAAAAAGATTGGGCAGCATTGGTCAAAAGTCAAGGTTTCCAGTATCACATTGTTAGGTCACTTGAGGAGTTTAAATCACTTATTCTTATGTTATTAAAATAATACTTATCTTTGTGAACAATTGTTAACCAACACATAACCAAATGTTAACCGAGAAACAAAAGGAGTTCTGCAAGTTGTTTGTTAGTGGTAAGAACGCTACAGATTCTTACTCTATTGCATTTACTATTGCTAAACAAGGTACAAGTAAGGCAGCCTCATCAAGATTGCTTAAAACCGATAAAATTAAGTCCTACATTTCCGAACTGCAATCAGAGAATAAAAAGATAGTTGCAATGGCTAATGAAAAGGCTGCTCAAGATATTGCCGATGGAAGTATTGCCGATGCTGCTGAACGTATGCAAATGTTGACTAAAATATTAAGAGGTGAGTTAAGCATTGAGGAAGAGGTAAGCACACCGAGTGGCATAGTAACTTTATTGGTCAAACCATCGTTTGGGGAAAGAAGAGCAGCTATAGCAGAGTTAAACAAGATGGGAGGTGATTATGCACCTGCGAAGAGTGAAGTGAAAGTTGTTGGTGAGCAACCGCTATTTGATTTTTAACAAGGGGGGTGTAAGTATGGAATAAATGACTATATTTGCATTATGGAAATTTATAAAGAAATACAAGGATTTGAACATAATTATATGGTATCAAATTATGGCAATGTAAAAAGTTTAGGTAAGGGAAAATCTACTTGCCCAATTTATAGTGTAGAAAAGCAAATCACTAAAAGAAAAAAAGCAAATGGCTATCTACAAGTAAAATTATTTAAAGATGGTAAAAGGTCACACATAGGAATACATAGATTAGTTGCTATTGCATTTCTTCCAAATGATAAAAATAAAAAAGAAGTAAATCATAAGGATTGCAATAAGGAAAACAATAATGTTGATAATTTAGAATGGGTTACAAGTAGTGAAAATAAATTGCATTATTCAAAGGAGGTTGGTTATCCATTACTAAACAAAAAAAGAGTAATACAACTTACGGAAAACAATGAGATTGTTAATTTTTATGGCTCAATAAGAGATGCTGAAATAGGCAGTAATACAAGTAGGCTTTGCATCAGAAATGTTTGCAATGGAAAGCAAAAAATGTCTAAAGGATATAAATGGCAATGGGACAATTTATCGTAACCACATCAATAAAGAAATGCTTAAATCTAACTGCTCGAAAAAGAGTGGTGCAAGGTGGTACAAATGCAGCCAAAACTTATTCAATTATTCCGATAATCATTGATTACGCAACAAAACATCCAAGACACCTCATCACAGTAGTAGCAGAATCTATTCCAGCAGTAAGGAATGGAGCGGTTAAGATATTCCAAGACACGATGTTTGATACTAATAGATGGATTGAAGACCATTGGCGAAGTAATCCTATGGAGTATAAGTTTTCTAATGGTTCAATAGTTCAGTTTACTGCGTTTGATTCAGTAGGTAAGGCAAAGGCAGCAGGTAAGCGTGATGTGCTATTTTTGAATGAGGCTAACCATATTGATTACGAAATAGCCGATGCGCTAATTACAAGGAGTAACACCATTTGGATAGACTATAATCCAGACAGACAATTTTGGGTACACGATGAAATTTTAACCGAATCAGATTCAGAATTCTTATTGCTAACCTATAAAGACAATGAGGCTTGTCCTCCAGAAATTTTATCAGAGTTATACATTAAATTGGGTAAGGCTTACCATAATCCATTGGGTGATAGAACAGACCCAAAGAACATTAAGAATGAATATTGGCATAACTGGTGCAAGGTCTACATTGATGGTGAAGTAGGCACATTGCAGGGTGCTATCTTTCAAAATTGGGATATTGGCGAATTCGATGATAGTTTACCTCACGTTTATGGTTTGGATTTCGGGTTTTCAAATGACCCAGACTCACTAATAAAAATAGCAGTAGATAAGAAGCGAAGAGTAATATACTTGCAAGAATGTATGTATAAGACTGGCAATTCAACCGAGCAATTGAGTGAATCTTTAAGTTTAAGAGTGAATCCCATCAATAGTATCATCGTTGCTGATAGTGCTGACCCAAGAACCATAAACGATTTAAGGCAGCGAAATTTTAACGTAATGCCAGCGCAAAAAGGTAAAGATAGCGTGAGAAATGGCATCAAGCGAATGCAAGACTATCAGATAGTTGTAACTGCTGATAGTTTAAACCTCATCAAGGAATTGAGGAATTACATTTGGCACGATAAGAAAAGCGAAACACCTATTGATGCATACAACCATCAAATTGACCCTGCACGATATGGATTTGATTACCTTGTACCAGTATCTACGTTAGCCATTGGGGGTGCTTAAAATGAATTATTTTAGCAAATTTGCGAATATGAAAAGAATTATTAATACATTTGTCCTAAATATTTATTGAATAAATGAATTTGATTCAAAAGGTAGTTGGAAAATTAGCAGTCAAAGCGTTAAGCTATGCCAACACTATTTCGTTGACAGAACAGAATAGAGAAACAATCTGGAGAGAGTTTGGAGGTCTAATGCCATTAAATTGGGGCAATAGAGCAGATTTAATGATTAGGGAAGGCTATTCAGAGAATGTAGATGTTTATGCTATAGTTAAGAAAATAGTTGATGTAAGTAAGTCAATACCTTGGATAGTTGAAAGAAAGAAAGTTGATGGCACTTGGGAGAAAATTTATAACACATCTCTTCACGAATTAATGGATGAGCCAAACAATTACAAAGGCTATACTTGGAATGACATCGAAGAGCAAACCTTACTTTACTTATTAATTACTGGCAATGTTTATCTTGTTGGTAATACTCAATTCAATTCAAGATTGATTCAAGAATTAGACATATTACCAAGTTCAGCCATTAACATCTATAACCGCAACTTAAACTTTTTTATGCCACAACTTGAATACCAATTCAATTTCGGTGGCACATCAAGGGTATACACGCAAAATGAATTAAAGCATATCAAGTTCTACAATCCAAATCTGCAAACATTTGATTATGGTTTAAGTCCAGTACAAGTGGCTGCATACGTTGTTAAGGTAGGCAATGAGCGTTGGATTGCCGATGCAAGCATATTGAGTAACAAAGGTGTTGCAGGTTTAATTAGTGATAGTTCACAATTACCAATGACACCAGATGAGGCTACAAGGGTGGATGCTGAATTGAGGAATCGTGTCGGAGGAGCGCATAACTTTGGTAAGATTATTACTACTAATAAAGATTTAAAGTACATTCAAATTGGTATGTCACCAAGTGATATGCAGTTACTTGAAAAGGGCATTGTAAATACCAGAGCATTGTGTAATGTTTTCGGTATTGATGCGAAATTATTCAACGATACTGCTGCAAGTACATTCAACAATAGTTTGGAAGCGCAGAAAAATATGTATACCAATTGCATCATTCCTCTATCAGATAAAATGGCAGAGGCTTATACGCAATACTTATGCACCAATCACTTTCCAAGTCAACAAGTGAGAATGCGCCAAGACTTTAGCGGTGTGGAATGCTTACAAGAAAACAAAATGCAGTTAGCAGACTTTAAAATGAAAGGCATATTTACTGCGAATGAAGTGCGTGTTGCAATGGGCAAAGCACCTATTACTGATGACCCCAATGCAGACAAATTAATTATATCAACAACATTACAAAGCACAATAGGCAATGAGCAAAACCAAAGCACAACTGGAAGCAATTAAGATTAAGAAATTAGCAACTAAAATAGTTAAGAAATGAAGTTACCAAAATTCAATGATAAGAGTGAGAAGTGGGCTTTCTTGAAGAAGAATAAAGACCTCATCATTGCTGAAAAAAAGGCAGCAACAAAGTATGCTGATTGCATTGCTTATTCTTTGCCAACTGAATACAAAAAAGATGGTGTAACGAAAGCTATGATTGATGACATTGATGTGCCAGATGAGGTTGAAGTTATTACTGCGAAAGTGGTAATCAACACAACTAATTTAGTGGACAGTCACGATGATTGCCACATTCAAGGCATCTGGAAGAAGTCACTTAATGAAACAAAGTCATTCTACCTATTGCAGGAACACAGAATGTCATTTGACAAAGTGATAAGTGATACCATCAATGCGAGTACAAAGAAGATGACTTGGGATAAATTAGGCTTTCCTAATTTGCAGGGTGATACTGAAGCATTGATATTTGAGGCTGAAATAAGCAAGGAGAGGAACGAATTTATGTTCAACCAATATCTTAATGGCTGGGTGAAAGAACATTCAGTAGGGATGAGATATATCAATTTATATTTGTGCATCAATTCCACATCAAAGCAATTTATGGAAGAGAAAGCAAATTGGGATAAGTATTACCCAATGGTAGCTAACAAAGACTACCTTAAAGAAGATGAGTATTTTTGGGCAGTTACCGAAGCAAAAATTATTGAGGGAAGCGCAGTATTAAAGGGCAGCAACTATGCTACACCGACAATCAGCGTTACTATACCAAAAGAAAATATTGAGCCGTTAGACAACACTCAAAATTCCGTAGCCGAGCAATCACTACAAAAACAAAAACAAAAACAATTATTTATTAATCTTACAAAAAACATTTAAAAATGAAGACCAAATTTGAAAATTTCCTTGAAACAAAAGGATTGACAACCATATCTTTCGCAAACCAAGAAGCAGAAGAAATGGCAAAGTTATACAACGAGTATAACGAAGAAGCAAGAAAAGCATTAGAAGATGCAGTTGCTAAAAGTGCAAGTAAAGAAGATATCGAATCTTTGAAATCAGAACTTGCTACTGCTCAAAAAGAGCAAATGGTTCAGTTGAACAAAACATTGAAAGAATATGGTTTGGCAATTGAAAAGTTAAACAAAGATAACCAAGCAAATTCTTTGACTGCTCAAGCATCTGATATCAGAAAAGCATTAGAAGAAAACAAAGCTAACTTAACAAAGTTGAAAGACCTTGACAAGTCTGCTGCTCACGGTGCTGGATTCAGTTTCAAAGCAGTAGGTGATATGTTAGAATCTACTAACATTAGCGGTGGTAATGTTCCAGTTGAACAACGTATTGCTGGATTGAACCTAATTGCTACACGCAGACCAAGACTAATTGATTTATTCGCTAAAGGTCAAGCAGCAAGTAACATCATTTCTTGGGTATACCAAGCAAACAGAGATGGTGCTGCTGGTGGAACTACTGAAGGTTCAACAAAGAATCAAATTGATTTTGATTTGGTTGTGGCATCTCAAGCGGTGGTTAAGCGTACTGCATTCATCAAAGTTTCTACAGAAATGTTAGATGATATTGATTTCATCGAAAGCGAAATCAGAAACGAATTGATGCGTTTGTTAATGTTAGATGTTGAAAATACTGCTTACTCTGGTAACGGAACTGCACCAAACTTAAATGGTATCAGAACAGTTGCTACTGCATTCGCTGCTGGAACTTTCGCAGCTACAGTTGACAATGCTAATAGTGCCGATGTACTTGTTGTTGCAATGAATCAAATTGCTATTGCAAACCAAGAAGCACCTAACGCTATTTTGATGCATCCATCAGACATAGCAGCATTGAAGTTAATGAAAGTAAGTGCTACTGATAAGCGTTATGTTGATAGATTACTTTATGTTGGTATGGAGTTAACACTTGATGGTGTTCCGATGATTGGCAGCACATTAGTGACTGCTGGTACATACCTTGTAGGTAACTTTAATTTGTCTGTTTTATATCAAAAGCAAGGTGTTATGATTAACATCGGTCTTGATGGTAATGACTGGACAAAGAATATGAGAACTATCATTGCAGAGTGGAGAGGTGCATTAGTAACTAAAAACAACGACAGAACTGCGTTTGTGAAAGGTACATTTGCAACTGATATTGCTGCATTAGAAACTGCTTAATTAAATGAGCAAAGTAAAATCTAAAGAAGTAGTAGTGGAGGCAAAAGCCTCTGCTGCTGCTCCTTCTGAAAAAAAATCAGAAGCGAAAGTAGCAACGCAATCAACTGTTGAAGTTGAGGTTGTTGTTACAAAAGATTTTAATGGCTTGAAAGCAGGTGATAAAATAGTTGTATCTGAAAACATTGCTGAATTATTAACGAATAAAGGTCTTGTAAAATAATATGGGAATTCTAATATCAGCCTCCGACTTTACTGGCGAAAATAAAATAGCAACTGATGTATTTACGGATGCTGAATTAGATACTTTTATTACGCTTTATGAGGCAAAGTTACTTTATGAGTTGATGGGCATTGAGTTGTATGATTTATTCATTGCAGACCTTGTTGCAGGTGTGCCACAGACTGCGAAGTATGTGACCATTTACGATGCGTTTGTCAAAGAAATAGATGATGAGATGTTTATGAGTGATGGTATGAAGGTTATGTTGGTTAAATGGGTATTTTTCCACTACGTTAGAACGCAGCCACAAACCAATACCATTCAAGGTAATACACAGAGCGAAGGCACTATTAATATGCCCAGCGCAATGAGTTACACATCACTATGCATTGACTACAACAAAATGATTAGCACTTTCAAAGCAATTCAAAGCTATATCGAATCGGTAAAAGATGCCGATTATCCTACGTTTAAAGGTGTTTATAAAAATTATATGTCGTGGGCTTAA